TACAAAGTGTTCTGATTGCCCGTCTGTCCGGGCTGCCAAGCGTCTTTCCGCTTTGTCTGCCGTGGTAAAATGGCTGTTCCCCAACAACCGACCACGAAAGGTAAAATCATGGCTCGCCTTACTCATTTAGAATCTCTCCAGCTCGCCGCGACTTTGCTGTCCGGCAGGGAATTTCATGAAACACTAAATAAACAGGTTGAATATCTGTTCAACGTAGCCGAAAAAATCCTAGAAGAAGACGACAGACGTAATCCGCCAGGATCTGTCGGGATTAGGACGTTTGATCTATAGTTGGCAGTGCATTAATCCGGCGCAGCTCGTTCTCAAGTTCTTTAACGGTTGCGCCGAGACAACCGGGGCAAGTGTCCATTTTCCAAGCAAGTTCCCGAGCCACAAATTTCAGCGTCTCCTTGTCTTCTTTGGATAATCCGGCAGCATCTTGGATATCCGCTTTCGCTCTCAACACAACTTTAAGTTCCAGGTTTTCTTTCATCTTCTTTCCTTTCTCAAAAATATTTGCGCCCCTATTCAGCCAACTTTCTGCCGTCATGGCGTGCCACAGGGAATGCCCGGATTTCCTCGGCAAACAATTTGCCGTTTTTTTGATATACAAAAATATTCCTTCCAGAACTAATCGCTTTACTAACAGCACCTTGGGAAATTTTTAAATCTTTAGCCGTACGGTGCTGTCCGTTTTTTCTCGCATATTCAAGCAACGGGACTTTTTCCATAAAACACTCCAGTTCAAAACCATAGCTAAATATAACCGCAGGTTATTGTAATGTCAATACCTGCGGTTGTTTGATTTTGATTACTGTTGGTAATAATATGTTTCCCAACCAAGGAGGCAATATGGCTGTAAAGAAACGCGTGCTAACGCAAGAAGAGCAGTTTGAATGTGCTGAATTAAAAAGTATTTTTCAGAAAAAAAAGGGGGAATTGGGGTTATCTCAGGCAGCGGTAGCCGATGCGCTCGGCATTTCGCAAAGCGCGGTCAATCACTATCTGAATGGCAAAAATGCACTCAACGCCTCCGCTGCCAGCAGGTTTGCCCAGTTGCTGCAAGTTCCTGTTTCCGATTTCAGCCATCGTTTAGCTAAAGAAATTAATATGATGTCTATCGGCATTGATGTAGAGAAGCTGAAAGCGATGGGAGAGGATGCGCTAGCAGAAACCACCACCCTGCAACTGATGGATGTTGCCGGCTCTTGCGGGCAAGGGGTAGTCAATCCTGAATACCCATCCCTGCTCCGCTCTATTGAAATTCCCGATGCCGCCCTGTTGCAATTATTGGGAACAACCAACCTGAATAACGTGGAGCTGGTTTCTCCGGATGGCGACAGTATGGAGCCCACCATTCCGCGCAAAAGTATCATTTTGGCAAAAACCAATACCAACGTATTCGACGGTAGCGGTATTTATTTCTTCACCCTAGACGGGTACAGCTATATCAAAAGATTGGCACGTGGAAAACACGGCGTGATTAAAGCTACTTCCGACAACCCAGCCTACTCGGGAACAAACTTTGAGATTTCCCCGGAAGAATTCGACCAGCTCACTATCCATGCCAAACTTTGGAAAGTGCTGCCGTTGGAGTTTTTGGATATTTAGAACAGAGAGATAAACAATGAGCAAACCTGAATCGAACAGACAAAAAAATCTACTATATGCTGCTTGTGCCCTCATCTTAATATTGTTGTTGGTTATCTTTTTCTTGGTCGGCAATAACCGGCAGCCTACCAATACTATCAAACCAACCGCCGAAAATCGCCTACCTGCTATTGCTTCGTCGGAAACAGATCAGGACAGTAAATCAAACTCTGAGCGAGTTCAGCAGTTTATGAATGGGTTAAAGACACAGGATGCACAAGCCGTTTTTGCTTACTTGCAGCAAAATAAAGAATTAGAAGCCACTTGGACGGCAGCAAGCAAAGAAACAGTTACAGTATCCGCATTTAAATATCCTCAGATTCCCAATGGATTTGTTATTGAGACCAACTTTCACGCCATAAGCGAAAATGGAAGGGAAACTGTTTATAACGTATTGATGGCAGATGAAAACACAGATGGTGTGATTGACCGAATCATCTACACAAATGTGCAGAACCGTAGTGATGAGCATGTTTATCACAACCCGACTGATGAGACCTCCGTCATGCTATGGGAAGTAGCATTGAGAGAGCTGGCTAGAGCATCCCGTTTGCCCCATTAATCCACGAGAGATAACCAACGATGAAAACCATCTACATAGCCCAAGCCTTTTCCTACGAGGTCAAAAAAGGCAAGACCACCACCAAACTGCTCAACGAGCAGCCGATACAGTACGCATCAGCAGACCAGGCAATCAGCCGGGCAAGAAGGATGGCGGAGACTAAGGCCGGAGCGATTGCGATAGCCCAGCAGTTTGACGAGGCTACGGGCGAAGCAGGAGATTATGAAGTGCTGTGGCAGGGCGGGACGTTGCCGCAGGGGCTGGTTGAGGATTAGGCCGCGTGTTTTGGTGGAGCGTGTTGGATTAAAGAAAGCAAAAAGCAATGAATAAACTGATACCTGTTTTAAGTACGAATAGCTTTATCAGGTTTAACAACTGGCTCGATGATACAGACGGGCACCTCAATCCGGTTTTTATTGGGGAGTTCCGCCATCCAGCAGGTAATATTGAAGCATTTTGCAAGCTGTACGACACCTCGAAAAAAGGGCTAATCAATGAAATCGTCGGCTTCCTCGTGGCTCACGCTTTGGGTATCAGCCAGCCGCATCATGCGTTTATTGCCCTGCTGCCCATTAAAAGCCTGCCTGGCTTTGCTACCGTTGCCCGCCGCAAAGAGAATGCTTGGATGCAAAACAAAACAGACGACACCGTAATGTGTTTTTGCACTTCCCGCTTAGACGGGCATAGCGCAGCCATCCACTTGCTTTCACAAAATGGTATAGAAAAACTAATTACGGAACAAGAGATTGCAACTGATATTGCCAAGTGGGATGAATACAGCTCCGCTGTCGCGCTGGATGAAAACATTGCCCATGCCGACCGGCACTTCAACAACCTACTACGCTTATCCAAACACAAGTACGCACTGATTGATAATGGCAGGTTGATTAACAGCAAAGACGAAACATGGGGATGCGAAATGCTGGATGCCAACCGGCTCTACGACAACCGGCTGCTTAGTGCCATGACCCACAGGAAAGCCACCACCAACCCCAGCACCGAGCGGTTGCAAGATGAGGCGATTGTTCATGCCGAACGGCACGAGGAAAAGCTGAAAAACATTGAAGGAGAGCTGGATTTTTGGTTAAATGCGCTCCTGAAAGAACCTGAATCCACGGCATTCAGGCAGTTTTTAACTGATAGAACAAAGGGTTTGCCATGTCTGTTAAAGCGGAGGTTTCAACTGCTGGTTTAGTAGCCGACGCGGATATTTTCTCCGTCTTGTCGGCAATGACTATGCAGGCGCCCAAACCGGCCATCACCGCCAAATGGGCGCCGATCCGTATTTCCCCGAACCTTGCCACTGGGGAAATACTGAACGTTGGCGTTTGCGTGCTGCACCGCCGCAAAGTCCATATCAAACTCCTGCCGAATGCCGCACCGTTTGAAGCCCTGTACGGAAAAGTTGGGAAAGATAATTTCAGCTTTCTGCTCGGCATCATCGGGCAGCATCTGGGTGGGCAAAAGAGCCTGTCTGCCAATATTTCCCCGCAGGTTTCGCTAGGCAAAGCCCATTTTGTAGCAGGCGACAGCATCCAAGAGATACTAGACCGTCTGTATGCCAGCATAGTCTCGCTGGATTTGATGTGCCGGGAACAGGATACACCGAAGGAACGCAATATTAGCACCGAAAACTTACGGCGTAGAGTTCAAAGCCTGTTAAGGAAGGAGAACGCAAAGTTCGTTGAAAGCAGTTGGCATGACGTGAGCAACCCCATCATTATCCCGCCTAGTAAAGCCAACAAAACACCTATACGCTTACAGCATTTACAGCTTTGGTCGGAACCAAGTATCACAAATAACAATATACGCTTTGCCTCTTTCGTCTCAGCCGATTATGTTTCATCGCTCATTGGTGATGCTCATCTGTTCTCAGCCAAACAAGATATTGAGTTGGCTGCAAATTTCAAACATGGCAAGAAAGATGCTAGGTTGTTTTTATATCGCCCGAAAAACTTATCGGTTGATATGGAGAATACCATTGACCATACTTGCTGGCTGCTTGAGAACAACATCAAGAATAAAGCTGGTTTTAAAATGGAAGTGGGAGACAATATTTCAAAACTAACCCACCTTGCCCAAGCATTTGTAGCATAACCACAGCCCGCCCAGCGCGGGCTTTTCTTTTGCCCGTCAAATCCCATCAGATCCGATACACAAACCAAATAGCGCATCAGATGTGATGCACAAACCCCAACTGTAAACCAGTAGCTGACTGTTGCTGTGCCGATGTATAAAAAATGCTTGCATCTCAGTCAGGAAGCAGGTATTATTCAATTGTTACCCATGCGGGGGTTTTGCTGTGGGTAAAAGAAACAGAATTCCAGCCCGAGTGCTTTAGTTGCATTCGGGCTTTTTGCATGGGCCCATATGCCATCATTTCTGCTCAAAAATCATATTATCTTTTTGATTTTATGGCGGAGTATAGGCCGGGCCCGTATGATGGTTTTTGCAAGGCATTAGTGTAGCGGCAGCACGATGGCATCCGAAGCCATAAGACGGGGTTCGAATCCTCGATGCTTTGCCAGATGCGGGTGTAGCTCAAAGGTGGAGCAGCAGCCTTCCAAGCTGACGGCGCGGGTTCAAATCCCGCCATCCGCTCCAAGTTGCTTTCTCAAGGAGATGTTTTCAGCCTTGAGTTTTAGATAGGCGACGGCGTATTGTGGAATGCCGCGAGTATTCCAGCGGCTGATAGATTCAGGAGCGACACCAAAGGCGCGCGCCAAGTTTGCGCGGGTCATATGGGCATCAAATAAAAGGGCATCTAATTGTTGTTTGCAGGCTTGCATTATTGATAAAAGGTCAATATAATTGCTGCTATGTTAATATAACTCAGGAGATAAGGCAATGGCTGCCCTATCTGGTGTAGATACAATCCGCGAGGTGGCAAAGCGGCAGAAAAAGACTTTACTGGCTTTTAGTACCGGCAAAGATGCAATCGCTGCCTGGCTTGCTATCCGTGAGCACTTTGAAGAGGTGGTGCCGTATTACCTTTACTTGGTGCCCGGCTTGGAATTTGTGGATGAGCAGATTGCGATGTATGAGCGGTTTTTTGAGACCAAAATCACTCAACTGCCACATCCATCAGTCCACCGCCTGCTGAATAATTTTGTGTTCCAGCCGCCGCAAAATTGCGCGGTGATCGAAGATGCCGGTTTGCCGAATTTTGACTACCCCGATATACAGGCAGCGATGTGTCAAATGCACAATCTGCCGAAAAAAACATTGGTAGCAGATGGGGTGCGTGCGGCAGATAGCCCTATGCGCCGTATCGCCATTAACACACATGGCAGCATCAGTTATAAGCAGCTTAAATACCATCCGATTTGGGACTGGCGTAAAGCAGACTTGATAGAGTGCTTTAAAAAGCACAATGTGCGGCTTAGCAGCGATTACAAGATATTTGGCCGCTCGTTTGATGGGATTGATTTGCGGTTTTTGTTGCCGATTAAAAAACATTATCCCAAAGACTATCAAAAAATATTGGAGTTGTTCCCGCTGGCTGATTTAGAGGTGTTCCGCTGGGAGTGTGCAAATGGCAAATATTGACGTTAAGGCAAAAATCGAATCGGCTAAACAGGCAGCGAAGCATGCAGTAGCCAAGCGCAAGCGGGCGAAGCAGCCGACTGTGGTTATGCCGGAGATTACCGGCAACCCCGAGGTGGATAGCCGGGCGGATTTAGATGCAGTGCAAAAAGGTTTCCGCGACCGCATCAAGAATGAAAATAACCGGTTCGAGCTGTCAACTGACAGTGAATACTGGTTTGCTGCCTGCTTCCAAACGCGGGAACAGAAAGAGGCGTTTTTAAAGGCGCTTGATTTGCTGGCGCATGGTGACAAGTATATTGATGGCCGGCTGCTGGCAGAGAAGCTGGGAATAGATCTCCCGGCGGCGGATGTGCCGTATCGGGCTGAAGGTAAAATTGATAAGGATTATGCGCAGTTTGTTGATTGATTAATTGTGCAGTGAGTAAGGCCGCTTAATCGCGGTCTTTTTTGTTTATGGAGGTTGTTATGCGTGGTTTTGTGATTCGTGGGCGAATGGCAGCAAGCGGCGGCAGGTATGGCGGTGCTAATACATCCCGCACTTTTAGGTTTGCCGGCAGCCCGTCAGTGAGCCGCACAAGCGGAAGCTAGGAGGGAATATGCGTGGAGTAATCGGGCGTGTTGCCCGTGGTGCTAGAAATCTAGTGCGCAGGGCAGTGAGTGCATTCCGTGGCCGCACTAGCGGTTCATAACGGGTTTTAAAAAATCAATCCCATGCAATAAGGTGGAATAATGGCTTTATGTGGAGCGAAAACCCGTTCGGGCGCACCGTGTAAAGCAAAGGCCATGACTAACGGCAGATGCCGGATGCACGGGGGAACAAACAAAGGCGCGCCGAAGGGGAATAAAAACAAGGTTTCTTGCGGTGCGCTTTATTCGTCCTACTACACGGATGAAGAAAAAGCGTTGGCTGATGGTTTGAAGTTGGAGAGTATCGATGCCGAACTCAGGTTATGCAAAATCAGGCTGAATCGGGCATTGAAACTGGAAGCAGAGCAGACTGATGAAACGCTTGAATTAAAGCAGGTGGTAGAAACCCCGGCTGTTATTGGCGGGGTGCCGGTTGAAGATGATGAAGTCAGCCCAGTGCGGCAGAAGACCTATGTCAAACGCGATTATGAAACAATCATCCAGCGCTTGCTTGGTAGGATTGAGTCGCTGACTGCAACACGGCAGCGGCTACTGTCTGCCCAATTGGATTATGAATTGAAACTGGCAGCCAAGGAATCCGGCGCGGTGTTTATGCCGCATGTGATCGAGTTGGTAGCCCCTGTTGTGAAACAAGATGACGAGAGCGCAGATTGAGTTGCCGCCGAAACTGATTCCGGTGTTCGCAGGTAAAAAGCGCTATCGTTGTGCTTACGGCGGGCGCGGTTCGGGTAAAACCCGCAGTTTTGCCTTGATGACGGCAGTCCGTGGCTACCAATGCGGGCAGGCTGGATTAAATGGGGCGATATTGTGCGGCCGTGAGTTTGTGAACTCGCTGGCTGATTCAAGCCTTGAGGAAGTGAAAGAGGCGATTCGCTCCGTGCCGTGGTTGGCAAATTACTACGAAATCGGCGACAAGTATATCCGCTCGCGCGACCGGCGCATCAATTACCTGTTTGCCGGCCTACGATACAACTTAGACAGCCTGAAATCAAAAGCCCGTATTTTGCTGGCTTGGGCAGATGAGGCAGAGAGCGTATCGGAGATGGCGTGGCAAAAACTTCTGCCTACAGTGCGTGAGCATGATTCGGAAGTTTGGGTAACGTGGAATCCGGAGACTGAAGGCAGCCCAACTGATTTGCGTTTCCGTAAGCATATCAGCGACAACGGCATTTCGGTGGAAGTGAACTACTGCGACAACCCGTGGTTTCCTGAAGTGCTGGAGCAGGAACGGCTGGCGGATAAAGCCCGTTTGGATGAAGCAAGCTACCGCTGGATTTGGGAAGGCGCGTATCTGCAAATGTCAGATGCGCAGATTTTCTGTGGTAAGTACGAAGAAAAAGCCTTCACGCCGCGCGATGATTGGGACGGCCCATATTTCGGGCTGGACTTCGGCTTCTCACAAGATCCTACAGCAGCGGTTAAATGCTGGATATATGATGGCTGTCTGTATATCGAACGGGACTACGGCAAAATCGGGCTGGAACTGGACGATACCGCGCCTATGCTGCGGCAACACCTGCCGGGCATTGAAAAATATGTGGTACGCGCAGACAGCGCACGGCCTGAATCCATCAGCTACCTAAAACGCCACGGCCTGCCCCGTATTATCGGAGCGCAGAAAGGCAAAGGCAGCGTGGAAGATGGTATCGAGTTTATCAAGTCGTTCAAGCGGGTATTCATCCACCCAGATGCGGCGGCCACGCTGCGGGAATTTAAGCTTTACAGCTACAAAACGGACAGATTAAGCGGTGATGTGCT